GGCAGCGAGCGAGCTGGTGCAGGCCGGATGTTGGGAATAACAACCGGCCGGACAATAACTTCAAATCCCGCCATTACACCGCCTCCAGATCATATCCGGTGGGAACCTGCAAATCGGTAACAGCGATCTCGTAATCAGAAGTGAATTCACGCGTCATGCTCTTGAGCTTGAATTTGGCACGGGTCTCGAATCGTGCTTTCACAATTTCTGCCAGGTCCCCACTCTCCGTTATGAATTCCGGCAAATCAGCATCCGGTTCCGCCCCATGCTCGACCACAAGCCCGACCTCGACGACATCCTCTACCCTGGGTCCCGACAAGAAGTCGATGCCGTCATCATTCGGGTTGGCATCCGGCGGCTGATAGCCGACCGACGAATCCTCAAATGCATCCACCAACACCGTTCGTTCGACAAACTGCTGATAATCGAAGCCGACATAATCAGTGCTGGCATAGGTCGGCATTCCCTCGGTGGCCACCGCCACACCGCCGCGCCCTATGGTACAGCCGATACGAACCTGGCAATTGATCCGACCATCGTTACCGTCCAGCGCAAGCGAATATCCAATGATCTTGCCCACCGCCTCGCCGACGCGAGGCTCGGCCAAGAATGCGTTCTTGCGCAACGTGATCTCAGGCATGCGCGATAGCTTGGGTGCGAACGTGATTTCGACGACCCGCGCTCGCTTCATCAACTGCGCGCGGGCGAATGCGATCAGGTGTTCAATGCTTTGATTGCCGCGAGCAGTCGCGATGTAGGAGCGCCGCCGCGGATCATCGATGATAGGCGGCGTTCCGTCGATGACTTCGCTGAGATTGACCGAGCGGAAGTCGTCGAACCGCATCGCCTCGCCATCCTCTGGATCGGTCAGGATCGGCTGCACATCGGCAAACAACGTCAGTGATACCCGCTCGGTGCATTGCCGCGCGGCAATGTAGCCTGCCACCAGTGTCGCCTTGATCGATTGGATAACCAGTGCAGAATAGGATGCTGCATAGCTGCGACTACTAGAAAAACTGCCGGTGTCGTCCGAATCATAGGTTGCGCTATAGGTGTCGGTGGTGACACCACCTCCCACGATTATGTATGGAGCGCCAACGGAAGTCACTGAACTTGATGATTCAGCCGTTGCGGTAGATCCGTCAGACTCTACGACAGTGATCTTGCTTGACCGAACGTTCGTTCCAGTCCTTGTGTCGACTAGGTCGATGGCGGTTGACTCGGCCACTTCCCAGCCATCACCAAGACCTGTCCCGTGCTTAGGCCAATCAGCGGCATTCATTGACGGGATTGCGCCATTCACTGCATCTGGCCAATGTGAGATCAGATAGTCGGTCAGATCGACAGTGCCGCGCGCTTGCTGGGTCCAAGTAAACTCAGCATTGATATCGACGCGAGACAGCGGCCCGCTGGTCAGCGTCAGCCCGAGCCCGTCGTAGAGCACCTTGCCCGTTTCGCTTGCACCATCGAATTCGACCAGGCCATCTTCGCCGGTGATCTCGTCCGAGACGGTGACGGTCAGGCTCGCCGGGTCGTAATGCCAGATGGCGGTATAGCCCTCCAGCACGACCTCCGGGTCGTCGCGCCGACTCTTGTCGATGACGGCTTCGTCATAGAATGGCAGCACCCGCAGGGTGGCGGCGAGTGCTTCTTTCTGCGCCACGACATCGAGCGGCCGCGCCACGAATTCCAATGTCACCAGATCTTCAAACAAGCTAGTCGGAATACCAACCAGACGACCGCGGAACTTGATCAGTGCCGGGCCACAGTCGAGCGCGAACCATGCCCAAATTTTGCGGCCGGGACCGAGCAACCCGATGGCATCGCCGGCATCGTTGCGCGGACGGCGGACGGTGACGGTCAGGCTCGCCGGGTCGCCCTCGTCCTGCTTTAGCTCAAACGAAAAAACCGCCTCATCCCAGCGCATATGCTCGGAACCGAACGTGGTCTCGCTGGCATCGATCCAGGCAAAATATGGCAAGCCCGCAGGCATCGCTCAGACCGTCCTCTGCTCGGCCTCAAGGCTCCACGCCACCTCGGCCGCCCACTCGTCTCTTGAAGTGTTCCAGCTTGTGACTTTGGCCAGGATGGTCAACACGTCGACCTCGGTGCCGGTATTGGAAACGCCGAGGCCGGGGATGCAGGTGATGGTAACATCCTGGCCCGGCCAGATGTCGGTGAGCACCGGCGCCTCGTGGTCGGTGCAGGTGACCGTCACCTTGTATTGCCGGAACTGCGCGACCGAGATGTCGGCCAGATCGCCGCGGCAATCGCGCGCCACGTTCTTGGCTTGCTCGATCGGCTCCAGCGTCATGGTGATGCCGCGCACGGCATAGTCCGAAAAATCGATATTATCGATCGCCAGTAATGTGTAGGGCGGATGCGCCATCAGGAATACCGGCTGGGCTTACGGCCGCCGCTACGGACCTGCGCCAGCGCCGCCGCCTTCTGCAACTGGTCGACCACGCTGGAGGAAGCGCGCAGGCCGCCGATCGCGGGCAGGCCGGGAAACTGAATGGTGACATGGTTGCCGCCCGCCAGCCCGCCACCGGCGAACGCCGGGATCGCCCGCGGGACCAGGCCGCCGAGCGCGAACCTTCCCATACCGTCGAGCACGCCGCGCAGGTTGCCGCCCGAGCGCCGCAGCGCCTCCAGGAAGGCCAGCACGCCCGGCTGCCCCACCGCTCGCGCCGGCATGATGTGCTCGCCGCGCGAGACCCAGGCGAGATTGCTGTCGGACGTGCCAGTGCCGCGGCCGCCCAGCAGGCCGCCGCCGGCGAACCGACCACCACCCGCCGCCGCCGGTGCCGGCGTGCCACCCGACGGCTTGAGCCCGATAAATTCCATGACTTTCCCGATAAATTCCATGACTTTGTCGATCGCGATCTGGATTGCGCCGGTCAGTGCATTCCATGCCTGTACGCCGAGGCTGGAGATCGCGTCCCAGGTGATACTACCAATCGCAGAGACCACTCCCGCAATGGCGGTGCCGACCTGCGTTATCATCTGCACCAGGCCGCCGATAACCTGCGCGCCAGCACTCGCGACTGTATTAATCACACTCCACAGCGCCTGGAATTCCCGCACTGTTGTTGCAATGCCGGCAGCAATCGCCGGCAATTGCGTGGCAAGCCAGTCGAGCAGCGGCGCCAACACCGGCGACGCCACTTCGGCCTTGAAGCGAGTCCAGGCATTGTCAAGCTGATTGAGGCTTTGCTGATACTTGGCGGCCTGCGTGATCTGTTCTTGTGTTGCCGGCGTGACGCCAGCAAGTGCGGCCGCAAACGTTTCCGCGGTGATGGTGCCGGTTTGCAATCCCGCGATGACTTGACCGCCGAGCGCGTCTCCCAGAGTTGCCATCGCAAGCTGAGTGCGGGCAATACTGTCCGGCATCTTTTCGAGCTGGGCAATGAACTGCTGCAATCCCGCGAAGGCATCGGGAGGAGCGATATCCCCAAGCCGGAACAGACCGCCGCCCAGCAGTGGCTTCATCTTCTCCAGACTGCTGGCGAGCGCATCGGGAGCCACGCCGATCTTGCCGAACGCCTGTTGCAGTGTGTCGAGTTGCTGTGCCGTCAGACCCAGTTTTGCCCCCTGGGTCGTCAGTTCTCCGAGCGCCTTTGCTGAATCGTCGCCAAACTTTAAAAAAGCTGCGCCCGCAACGCCAAGCGCAATGCCAAGCGGCCCCAGTGCGCGGGCAAAAACGGCCAGCGGGCCGAGCGAACCAGCCATTTTATTAGCAAATTTGTCGACCGAGACGCCCAGCTTATCGAAACCATCCTCGACCGCTTTAACGCCTGCAACCACCCGCTCGAGTCGTCCTGCCTGCTGCACCGCGGTCTGAATCTTGTTGAGCGCGTCCGCGCCGGTGATGCCCATCTTCGCAAGTTTCGTGGTCACCTCGGTCGGATCGAGTTGATCGAATCCGCCGACCTTCTCAGCGGCCCTGCCGATGTCGGTGAACGCCTTGGTACCGGCCTTGCCGATATCGCCGAGTTGCCGCGCGATCTCAGCACCGCCCTCTAGCTCAATCTGGACTGACAGTTTCTCGGCCATTAGTTGTCCTTGAAGTGCTTGACGAACAGTTGCGCGATCCGCGCCGCGTGTTGCCTGACGATCTCGGTGATGCGCCAGCGTTTCGGGATGCGCACTGACGGCACGCCGATATAAAGCGGCTTGCGGTTGCGGTCCTTGTCATTGGCATCGAATAGCATCGGCTTGCCGCGCACCGTTGCCGAGGTCAGTTTCTTGCCTGATCGGCTGGCTGTCGGCCCGCCGGGTGTGGTCGGTATCCACAGCAGCGGCTTGCCCTCGATCGTCGCGCCGTGCTCGAACACGCCGGCGAAGCCGAACTTGTGGAAAATGACGGCCTTGGCCTGCAGCGACGGCCCGCCGCCCTCGTCCACTGCGTCCAGCGTTCGATATTGCAACCCCTGCTGCCACTTCGGCCCAAACTTGCCAGCACCGGCGATATTGCTGCGCCCGTCCTGCACCGCATTGGCGGCGGTCTCGCGCAGCGCCGCAACTGCCGCGGTCGCCACTGGCCGCTGCTTGTCGCGGATCATCTCCAGCCAGCGCGGCTGATCAACCTTGACCTTGAACCGCGGCGCCATCTGCTATCCGTCAATATCGGTGCGGTCCAACTCGTTGCTGAATTCGAGAAAGGCCACGATCTGCCGCGGCGTCAGGCTCATTGCATAGTCGGGCGGAAATCCTCGCCGGATGAGGGCGGTAATGGCGATGGCGATTGCTTCAAGCGGACTTTGTAGACTTTTGCTTCTTCGCCCGCCACGCCGAGCGCCGCCACCATTTCGACGAGGAAGCCGAACCCGTTTGGGAATGTCAGTCGGATAATCGCAATGACCAGTTTCAATTGATCTTCCAGCAGCAACACCGTGGCTGCCTGCTGCTCATATTTCTCATCCGCCAGGTGCCCGCAGCCCGCCGCAATGATCGGGCCGGTCGCTTCCCCTAACTGGGCAATAAACTTTGGCTCGACATCGGCCACACTGAAACCGCCGAGAAACAATCCGATCAGTCTCGGAAAGCGGGCCGCAATCGAAGCGAGGGCGGGAGCGCGTAAGCCATGCACAACGATCCGCTGGCCGTTGATCTTGACGACCTCGACCGCCGTCGTTGGCGCAATATCCAGAAGGTCTGCCATGCGTTCTCCTATGCCGTTGCTGCCTCGTCCCTGACGGTCCAGACGCCGAAGTTGCCGTTGGCGTCTCGCTGCACCTCGGCCTCGATCTCGATGGTGGTGAAATCGTCCTCGTCGGTGATGAAGCTGAAATCGCCGGACGGCACGAACGAGACGGTGGCGAGGAAGTCGACCTGCTGGCCGATGTCGTTGGTGCCGACCACCTTGATCTCGCCGGTGAATTCCGCTTTCGACAGGCCGCTCAGGGTGATGTTGCCATCAGTGTCGGTGCCCTGCTCGGCCAGTGCGAAGAACGAAAGATTGTTCCCGGTGATCTCGTCGAGCGTGAACGTGATGGTGGCGGCAAGTGATGTGATCGCCGTAAAATCCTTTGTCTTCACACCTTCACGACTCGAAAAATGTTCCTTCTTCTCGACCGCCGGGGAATAGACGAACGACGGTGCATTGCCGAGGTCGGTGAAGGTGGAAGCGCCGGCTTCCTTGAACGACACGATACCTTTACCAATGTGATAGTTCTGAACGTTGGGTGACGTGGGCATGACAGGGCCTTTCCTTTCCTAGAGATCGTCGGGCCGAAGCGTGTACTTAAACAGAAACTGCGCGGTTAATGCCGCGTATCCGGTGCGCGTCCAGCCGACATCGGTCTGGCATCCGAGGTAGCGGATCGCACCGTTGCCGTGCCGCCCGGTCTTGACGATCTGCTCGTTGAGATCGGCGTCGGTCAGCACCCGCTTGATCAGCTCGCGGCGAAACGTGGTGACGATCGAACCCAGCACGACGTTGTCATCCTGCACCTGTAGGACAATGCCGGGTGTCATCTGCACGTTGTAGGGCCGGTGCGGTTGCTTCATTGACACATCGCCAGCGCCATCCGATTCCTCGTCGCCGTCGAGCACGATCACCGCCGGCAATTGCGTCTCCGGGATATCGACGTTGTTGCGATGCGCCGAGCGGATGTTCGGAAGGGTGCCGACCACCTCGAGCAGCCGCGCCAGGATGTCCTCGCGAACGTCGATCATGTGCTTGACTTCAGCAGGAACCGCACTTCGCCGAGATCCTCGCCGTTCGGACTGCCGCACGCTTCATGCGAACGCACGATCCAGGTCCGCCCATTGAATGTCAGCGTGGCGCCGTCGCAGTCATCGCGCGCGATCCCTTTGGCCGTCAGTTCGGGGATGCGTGCAAAGGCGCCAGGCCCGACGCTGCGCACTTCCACGCTGCCGCTGGCCTGCGTCTTGCGGCGGGTATCATCGATCACGGTAAGCGTGATCTCGCCCGCCGTTCCTGCGTTCAGCGTCGCCGGCACGCCCAGCTCGGCATAGACCGGATCATAGAGGTCCGCGCTATAGTCGATCATCGGTTGCCCTGCGGAACGCGAACGTCCCGATGTCCTCGCGGCCAAGCTCGGTCTCGACGTTACTTTCCGACACCAGCGCGAAGCCGCACAGGTTCATCGCAAACACCAGCCCGTTGCGGGTGAAGTACCAGCAATGCTCGTCCGGCTTGAAATGCTTGGAGCGCAGCGCGTGCTCGGCGTCGCGGAAGATCGGCAACGACGCAAACACCCAATCGCGCACATTGGCGAGCAGCGACTGGAAGTCGGGGATATGCTCGAGCACGTCCCACAGCGTGACCGCATCGAACGAGACCAGATGCGGGTCGACCAGCAGCTTGCGCTCGTCGAGCCAGGCGAGACCGGCGGGATTGACATCGTAGCCGTAGGTCGTGCGCCCGCGCCGATTGCGCAGTTCGACAAAGGCGCCCGAGCCGATGCCGACATCGATCAGCGTCCCGCGATAATGCCGCTCGACAAAGTTGACCCGCGCCTCCATCAGCGCGCGGCCAAGCTCGGTCTGGGCGTTGCGGTCGAAGCTGTCGAAATAGTCCTGGTCGTAGGGCGCGTGCCCGACCTCGACCGGGTAGTAGCCGATGCCGTGCTGCAGCCACCAGGTCAGGCAGCGGCGCGAGAACTGCCCCACCAGCGGTAGAACTGCCCGATCGGGTCGGCGATCCTCTTGTCGCAGGTGTGCAGCATGTTCGAGCATCGACAAAACTTCTCCGGTGTGGCGAAGCCGATGCGGCTGAGATCGAGCCGCGGGTCGGTGATCTTGCTGGGCGCGTTGTGGCCACCGTGGCCACCCAGCACCACGAAAGTTCTGCTCTTGAGCGCGAGCCCGGCCGGGACGATCCAGCCGACGCCGCCAATGACAATGTCGGCGTCACGCACCAGCGCCAGCAGCTCGCATACCGAAAGTTCGCCGTGGACAAAATAGCGGTGCGCCGGTGGTGGTTCGCCAACCACCCATTCCTCGCCCGGCGCGATATCGGCAACCGCAACCACGGTATGCGTCGCCATCAGTTCGGCCGCGATCGCCGCCACATATTCCGGCCGCGGGTTGCGCGCCTCGTTGCGCCATTCGGTGCGCACCGTGACTGGACGGATGACCGCGATCGGCCACTCCGATTTGACCGGCGATGGCCCCATATCGGGCAGATCGAATAGCGCCGGATCAAAGGTGACCTGCAGCGCCGCCCAGCGGCATTCGAGCGAGCGGATGATCGAGCGCGAGGCCAGGTCGAAGTAGCCGACCTTGATCTCGCGCATCGCCGGCATCGGTGGCGACCACCACAGCGCGGCCGGTTGCCGCGCCATGTTCTTCTGCTGCGTGCGCAGCCGGCGCCCGCCGCGGATGAACCTGATGTTGAGGTCGGCGTATAGCTCGGGCCACGGCGTCTCGAGGTGGATGTCGTACTGTGCCGCCGCCGCCCGCACGAACGGGCGCGAGTATATGCAATCGCCCAAACCGTACATCCCACGAATCAAAACCGGTCGCATATAAATTCATAAGGCATGCGTTCGCGCTTCGCTGAATTACAAGGCTTACATGCAGCGACAATGTTAACGGGCCAATTCGATCCGCCGCGCAAGAATGGAATATAGTGATCGATGGTCGGCTTCAGTGAGATGTCGGTCGAGCAATAGAAACACTTCCCGCCCTGATCCTCGACGATACAAACGAAATCCGTATCAGTAAACGAGCCTTCGGCCTGCGCCTTGCGCGCCTTGTAGCGCGCGAACTGCACAGCGTGCTTTAACGGATTACGGTGCCGCCAATCGTCTTTTTGTTCCTTGTTCTTTTCTGGGTTAGCGCGCCGCCACGCTCGTTTGTTGGCGTTCATCGATTCGGCATTCGCCCGCGCGTACTGCAGATTTGCCGCGCGAAGGCTAGCGCGGTTCGTGGACCTATATCGTGCTTTATCTTCCTGAATTGCTACGCGGCGACATGCGTCACAGTACCGACGCGGAGTCGTTCGCCATGTTACTTCGGCCCCACACTTGCAGGTACCAGTCTTCAACGCCGCTTGCGCGTTCTTGCGTTTTGTCATGCAGCCCGACGCTCGCCTAGAAAATTTTGCAGGTCAATGACCGGAAGCAGATCGCCCCACGCCGTTCCCGGCGAGGCATTGAACGCCGCGATCCGCAACGCCCGCAGCGACGGCAGGATGGTCACCAGATCGGCGTGCTGCTTGTCGTAACAGCCGGGCTTATGCGGCCAGCGGTGCGGCGGGTGATGGTGGCTGCGGCCGTTGGCGGCCAGTTTGCCGTCGGCGCCGAGCCAGACGATGGTGCCGCCCGGCCCGACCAGATGCGCCGCCAGGTTGGTGGCCGCCGTCAGCGAGGTCCATTTCTGCATCAGGCTATCGTGTGCGAGCGCCAGACCCGGCGGCTTGGCGCTGCGACAGACCAGCACCTTCTTGTCTTCCGACACCATGCGCGACACCGTGACGACGCGCCCGCGGAAGCTCGCCACCGCCGCCCGATTGGCGGGCTCGTTCCACCAGCGCCAGTCGCCGAAATAGAGAAAGTCGGCCCAGGGCAGTTTGTACACGCTGGAATTGATCGCGATCACGCGCCGGCCGCGCAGCGCCTCAAGATCGACGCCAAGCACCGACGGCCCGCCGCCGACGATGAACACGGTCTCGCCCGGCCATTCGCGCGGCACCGACCAAAATGCGGGCTCACGCGACATAGAGCCGCCGGTAGGGTTTGATCAGGTCGATCACCGGCGCCGACAGATAGCCCGACGACGCGGTCGACAGCGACGGCGTGAAATAGCTCACGCGGGTGTCGCCATGCTGCACCTCGCGGATGCCGGGATCGCGCGAGCCGACCGTGCGGCCGTCGCCCACCGCCTGGATCACCGCCTGCTGCAACCGCGCCGGTGCTTCCTCTGGTAGATCGTAGCCGCCGCTGTAGAGCACGGCCACCACGGTCTCGGCCCAACATCCGTCGGTCCACAGCCGCCCACTGTCGGGATCGAATTCGTAACCGGCGGCGGTGGCGCCTGCGGTCGAGACCTCGGCCACCTCGACCACCGGATAAAGCGACAGCGTCAGCGCCTGCCGCGGCAGCATGTTTTCGTTGAAATCGAAGGTGAAGGTTTCCAGCGCCTCGGCCAGGCCGAAACGGCGATTGCAATATTCTGCAATAAGGCGTGACTGCATCGTGATTGCAGCCTGCAGCGCGGCATCCTCGTCGGTGCCCTCGATGCCAAGCGCGAGCTTGAGATCGTTCAGGCTAATCAGGTCAGGCCCGGCGCTGTCAGTCGCCTCGCTGAGAATTTCCAGAATGGAATGCATCTATTTGAACCTGACCGGCTCGGGCGCGCGCTTCTCGTCCGTGCGCGCGTCGCGGCCGTCGCTGCCGCGCTTGACCGCGAGCCGCCAGTCGTCCGACTTGCCGGGCTTGGCGGTGGTTGCGCCCTGGGCGATGAAGAACGAGCCGCCCAGGGTGACGCCGTCGCCGGCGGCGTAGCTCGCGCCCTCCTTCCAGACGCCAGCATCGAGGACGATGGCGGTCTTGATATCATGCACCGTCTCACCCACGGCCCAACGCAACGTGCGGCCACCGTCCGATGTTGTGACCGTTGCGGTCTTGAGCGCGCGCCCGATCTGTTCGGCGACGTAGGCTTGCAGGTAATTCAGGTCGGCGGCGTTGCGGCCGGGCTCGCCCTTGTCGCCGCGCTCGCCTTGCTTGCCAGCGAGACCAGTCGGTCCCATGGCGCCTTGCATGCCCGGCTCTCCGCGCTCGCCCTTCTCGCCGGTCTCACCGCGAATGCCTTGCTTGCCTTCCGGCCCGGCTTCGCCCGCCGGTCCCGGCATGCGTGCCAGGGCGCGAACCTCGCCCAATGCACGATGGCACATGGCAAGGCAAACACCGATCGCCTCGTTAAGCGTATACTGCGGAGCGGGGATCATCGGTTCACATCAATCTATTGACGGTCGTTTCCACCGAGGTTTGCAAAGCGGCGTCGGTGATGGCGGAACCATCCTGCTGCACTTGAGCATCCATCACGACTGGCGGCGTGGTCTGTTGCGCCACCGTATCGGGTGCCGTTGTGGTATTCTGCGCCCAGCGCAGCCGCGTATTGTGCGCTGGGACCGTCGTGGCCTCGTTCAAAATGAAATCGGCATATTTCAAGCATGCCACCTTGACGCGACTGACGAAGGTCGGATCCTTCATCAGTTCCGCCGATTGTTCGTAGGTCAGTGCCATTGCTGCATTCTCCTTTAACTTATGCACAGCTCGGTGATGACGACGAGGCCGGACGAGCCCAGACCGCCGCTTGGGGTGGCGCCAGAATTGTTGGTACTTGCACCGCCGCCGCCGCTGCCGTAGTTGCTCGCGGCTACACCGCCAAGAAAACTTGCATTAGCCGGCCAACCTTGGTTGGCGGCGCCGCCGCCAAAGTAACTGCTACCGCCGTTGCCTAAACTTGCAGGCAGCGATGCACTGAAAAGACCGCCGCCACTGCCGGGCGATCCCGCCGCGACGATGTCACCGGTGCCCGTGGGAGCGCCCGCACCGCCAACATGCCACGCCGCCGCCGCCGGCGCCCCCTTGCCGATGCACAAACTTCCCACGCTGCTATCGCCACCCGCACCACCAACGCCGCCCGCACCACCCGCCAAACCGGCCGCGCCGATGGTGACCGTCTTCGAGGCACCGATATCGGCAGCGGTCGCGAGCTTGCGCGAGTAGCCGCCCGAACCGCCGCCGCCAGCAATCAGAATGTTAGTCCCCGCACCAGGGGAAGAATTCCCCCCTGCACCACCTCCGCAACATTCGATGACACAACTCACCATGCCTGATGTCGGCGTGTAGGTGCCAGACGCCGTGAACTTCTGGATCACCTGCGTGATCGCAACGCCCTTGATGGTGGTCGCCGTCACCCATTGCGCCAACTTGCCGGCGGTTGGAGTGCCACTGTTGCTGACGTAGCCCGACAGATCGATCGACAGCGCGCCGGTGCCGGAATTGAACGACAGCGGCGGGCTCGCCGACACAACGCCGGGCGGACCTTGTGGCCCCGATGTTCCCGGTGGTCCTTGCGCGCCGGTTGCACCGGCTGGGCCTTGTGCTCCATCGGCACCGGGATCGCCTTGTGGACCGGCCGGGCCAGTCGCACCAGGAGCGCCGTCCGCGCCTGCAGGCCCCGGTGGACCTGCTGGGCCGGGCGGACCTTCCGGCCCGGGCGGCCCGACTATGCCTTCGCCGTCGCCCCCGCCGCCGCTGACAATGACCGCGGCCGTGACTGTAACGAGGATGCGATCGTGCGGCAGATTCCCGCCCGATGCCGTAACAGCGACGCCAAATTCCCAGTAGGTCTGCTTGTCGACCGGATCGCTGATTACATCCAGCTTCAGATAATTGGTGTTGTCGTTCTTATCCTGCAGGATAAAGCGCGAGCCAGCAGTTGCGGCCGATAGCAGTTGCTTGATATTGATTCCCGAGGCCGTGGTATGGCTGGCCCAGAGCTTTGTCGCCGCCGCTTGTGGCTGATCAAGACGGATTTCACCGGACGCGGGCGGCTCGGCAGTGCTGGTGTTGAAGACATATTCGATTGCGGCGCCGACCGAAGCTGCCTTGGCAACGCCCTCATAAAGTTCGGTGAAATTCAGGTTGCATTTGTAGAACGCCGCTTGCGCGCCCTCGGTCTGCAACGCATTGATGTTGATGATCTGCTGCGTCATTTGTCGAGCGGCGGCGATTCATGCAGCAGACGGATTGCGTTTGCGACCTGTTCGGCAAGCTCGGGCGGCAACACCGCTGCCTTGGCGACCGTCTCGGTCACGCACTGCCGTACAATCGGCACCGTAGCCTTAGCCAGCGCGGCCATTTCCTGATCCGTCATCATGCGACCTCGCTATACTCGAGGGCCAGCGCATCGGTGAATTTCTGCGTGATGGCGGCGAGCTTTTGCGCATCAGGTTCCGGCGGCGGGTCTTCCTCGCCATCGGCCGCAGTCGCATCGGGCTGCGGCGGTGGTGCTGGCGGCGTGGCCGGCGCGAACGGATCGTCCTGCGCGTCACGTTTGGCGAGCGCGGCCAAGCTGTAGTTCTGTTGTTGCAGGTAGGGTGAGGCACCGCCCGCGACTGGCTTCAGGTCGAGCTTGCCGCGGCCCTCGTTCGGCGACATCACGCCGGCGCCGACGGCATCACGGATGGCGGTGACCTGGGTCACTGTATCCATGCGCAGCAGGTTGTCGGTGTCGAACTCGGTGCCGAGACCCTCGCCCCAGCCGATGCCGAGCGCGGCGTCGAGCAATTCCTCGATTTCCTCGATGTGCGACTGCAGTGCTTGACTGTAGTACTCGACGTTCAGCGCCTGCACGTTGTTGTATGTTGGCAGCACGCCGACGCCGACCTTGTATGGGGGCACATGGTAGACGCTGCAGACGACCTCGGCCGACCATTTGAGCTGCTCGATCATCTGCCCTTCGACGTTGGTCATGGCCATCTTCTCGTACTTCATGCCGCCGGACAGCACCGCGACACGGCCGAGATTGACGCGCGAAAACCGCTGCTCCCATTCTTCCTTGATGCGTTTTTCCTGCACGTCGTCGATCTCGCCCGGCGTGGTCAGCAGGCCGCCGGGCACTGATGCATTCTCGAACAGCAGCGCCGAGGTCTTTTGCGCGTTGAGGCCGAGCATCGAGGCCAGCCCCGAGGCGAACACCGGCGGCGTCCCGACCAGCGGGTGAAACAAGCAGTTGAAGCGATCGTGGATGATTTCGCGCGCCGGCACGATGATGTCGTCGATGTCGGCCAGGTTGTCGCTGCTCAAGCGGTAGAACACGCTGCCGTCGTCGGCCACCAGCGGCTGCACCCGCGTCGGATCGAGCACATGCAGCGCGGTCACCACCTGGCGGTTATCGCGCACCTTGAGCACATAGGTATTGCCGCGCGAGAGTTTCGACAGCACCCAGGATTCCCAGAACTGATTCCTGGTTTGATAATCATTGGGCCGCCGCAGCACCGGGGAAAATGCCGGGTTGGTGGTCTCCGACCAGATGTCGTTCTTGTCCTTCTCGGCGAGCTTCACCCGCAGTTTGCCGATGTCGCGGGCGATCAAGGTCTTGCAGGCGAAGTCGGCGTGAAACGATGCCGCGGTGTCGACATTGATTTCGAGGTTGCGCTGCCACGCGCCGGTGAACGGCTCGCGCACGATCGGATACCAGCCGCCGCGGCCTTCCGGCACCGAGTTGAGCGCCTTTTGCTTCTCGCCGGTAAACGGAATCGGCAGGCCGAAGATGCGCATCAGCCCCTCGCCCGGCCGATTTCATAGTTCAATCGCGCCACGCCCCAACGGCCGTCGACGTCGATGCCGAGCTGCGTGGCTTCCATGCGCAGCCGCTCGATGTCGTTGGTCGGCTCGGCGGCAGGCTCGGGTTCGGCGACAACCTTGGCCGGCGCCGCCTTGTCGGCAAAGCGCGCCTTCCTGCTCGCCACCAGCGCAATTGCATGCCGCGGCGGCGCCTCGTAATCCTCGCCGGCGGTCAAGTGCCGGGTGCCGTACTTGTGCGGCTTGATCGCCGTCAACGAGCGCGTTTTCATCGGCTGTCTCTTCTGAAAAAACGGGGTGGGCGAGGAGGCCACCCACCCCCAGGCGCGAGAAAGACTCAGGCGGTGTGAACGGGTCCGCCCCAGTCAGCGCTGGTGAGATACGCGACCGACTGCGTCCTGCCGCGCATCCAGTTGATGATCCGCTCGGCGCGAATCGCCACAGTGTTCGTTTGGAACATGCTGACCAGCGACGTTGCGCCGGTCGGCGTGCCCGAGTTGTGTGCCGGCGCGTCCGACATTTCCAGCGAAGCCTCGCGGCTGGCGTCGATGGCGATCTCACCGTCGTCGGCCACGAAGATGTCGGAGGCATTGACCAGGACGACGATGTTCATCGCCTTGGTGATGTAGTCGCTGGCGATCACCGGCATGCCGCTGAGCGTGCCGCCGGTCATCGACATGCTGGGGAATTCCGACTGGCCGAGCGGGTTGGTCATCATCGCCAGCGCGACCGCGTTGTTCGATGACATGATCCACACCCCGGACGACACCGGGTTATTGGCCGCGGCAAACTTGGCGTAGAGCGAGCGGATATCGAGCCGGATGTCATCGGCATCGTCACCGGACGACACCACCGTGGCGGCACCGTTGGTAATCGAGGCCGGCGAGACACCGGCCACCGCCGTCTTGGCCGGATCAATGAAGTCGATGTCGAGACGCTCGCGCAACGCCGCCGCCAGACTGTCGCGCACGATCAGATCCGACTTCGGGTTGCTGAACTTAATACTTTCATCCGTGAGCGCGCAGATGTTCGCCACTTTCGTCGGCGGCAGGGTCGTGCGCGCGAAGTTGAACGAGGTGAGCGGCTTCGCTTTCCCCTCACCGACCCAGTAGCCGGCACCGCCGCCGGTCTGCGTGACGATCGGCGTGTTGAACATCACCGAGCGCAACGCCGGCACGCCGCCGACGCCGAAGCGACCAATGATCGTCTGCGGCCGCAGGTACTCGAGGAACGCGGCAACCGCGCCGCTTTCCGTGCTGTATAGATTGGCCGCCCAGTTGCCGCTGACGGTGGTGCCGGCCGGCACGTTGGCCTTGAACTCGCCGACGATGGCACTGTCGGAGCCGTACATTTCCGCTGCGATGTCGGCGGCGGGGCGGAAGATCTTCTGCGACAGCGCCAGGCATTTGACCGTCTGGGCAATCAATTGCCCCGGCTCCATCTTCGGCTGCGGCTTGACGATGATCGATCCGCCGCGCGCCGCGGCGCCGTCGTGCTGCGTCTCGGCCTTGATCACTGGCCTAGCCGCGAACGCCTTCGCCTGCTCGAT